TTATTCTAACCGAATGACACCAATAACGATGTTAATATGGTGGATGTCCTTTTCAGGGTTTACATCTATATCCTGATAATCTTTGTTTTCGGATCTAAGTATCCAGTGCTTATCATCTTTGCCTTTTAGAATTCGCTTTACCAGCACGCCCTGAGATGTGTCAATGACATAAGTTTTATTCCACTGGATAAAATCGGTTTTACTTACCTTTTTACAGGCAAGGACATCGCCTGAGCTGTACTTGGGGTACATGCTGCCGCCCTTTACACGAATGAGGAAATCAGCCTTTGCAAAATCGGGTACTGTGTAACGTGATTCAATATCAGAATCTTTAATTACCAGCTCACCGGGAGCTAAACCTGCTAATGCGTCAATAGGTATCAATGGTATAGTTTTTATAGTCGTTACATACTTGTGCAATGGTTCATTGACCTGTTGCGGATTGAATGTTTCAGTTGTTTGCAGCATTTCTCCCTTGCCAGTAATAACCCACTCTCCATTTAATTCGGGATAAGTGGAGATTATTTGCTCCAATTTACCAGCTCCTATATTTCCAACCTTATCTAAAAAAGCATTAGAAAGTCCGCAAGCATCGTAAAACTTACGTTTGCTAATACCCTTGTATTTAATGAAGGACAGTAAGCGTTCTTTGCTGTTCATTTAATGTTGATAAAATAACTCTCCATATTTTTGCAAATGATAAAAATACTCTCCACTATTGCACCAATTACAGGTACAAATCAAGTCGGAAAAATGAATAAAACAAAAACCTTACTCCAATTCATAGCAGAACAAACGGGCTACAAACCATCAATGGTGAAGCATGTGAGAAGCAAGAGAAGAAACAATGAGCTTATAAATCGCGCATTTGAAATTACAAATCACCACATGGAATTAGCTGCAAAAAAAATTCAAGCCGAAAAAATACAAATGGCTTTGGAAGGCAAAAAAGTAAGATAGTATGAATACAGCGTATATTGAATTTGATGGTAAATTATGTGTAGCTGCTTGCGCAGTTAAGGAGAAAGGAATAGTAGAGCAATGGCGTTGGGATGAATGGGTTAAAAATGCAAAGAAATTTGGTTTTAAAACTCGCCCCGGTGGCAACGGTCGCCCATCGCTTATAGAGCTGAACGCGATACCACAACAACACCGCGAACGCATCATCGAAACATTGGGCAACCCGGCAAAAGAATTTAACGCGCTGGAAGAGTTCTTTACTATGGACGCAGCAGCCCGCGCTTTCTATGACAAATTTCGCCACACCAACGGAAAATCGCTCGAACCTTTCCAAATTTCAAAATACACCATCAATGCCAGCGTGTTGAATGCACTGGCTGCGCTGCGCACCAACCGCGAAACCATGACCAAGCGATTGGGCAACCCGCGCAGAGACCTTACAGCAGGTTTAGCGGCTGATTGCGCTGACTTCAACAATGTTTTGAAGCTAAAACACAACGGATTGCAGCACAACCTTCCAAAAAACGCCCGCAAGCTGAACGATAAGCTAAACCGCTACATCCGTGAAGGTTACAACTGCCTGATTGACGGCAGAGCCAACAACACAAACGCGCAGGTGGTTACACGCGAAATGATACAGTTGTGGAATGACATTTTTGCCGGGCAGCGCAAAAAACCTACACACTTTGAGGTTTCGGCAAAGTACAATGCCTTTTTAAGCGGCAAAATTGAAATAGTGAACGGTGAAACAGGCGAGCTGCACAACCCGAAAGCCGAATGCTATAAAAAGATTAGCGAAAGCAGCGTGTATAACTACCTGAGCGATTGGGATAACCGCATAGTAACACATCTTAAACGCGCAGGAGACCGCCAAAAGTATATGGGCAAATACATACCGCACGCAAGCATGGAGCAACCTGCTTACTCAGGCAGCATCATCAGCGTGGATGACAGGCAGCCGCCATACAAATGGGGCGAAGGCGCAGGCAACCGCATGTGGTTTTACATGGCGCAAGATTTGGGCAGCCAAGCCTTTACCGCTTGGGTGCATGGTGACACTAAAGACGGCATCATCATTGAATTCTACCGCCAACTGGTGCGCAACTACACGGCATGGGGTTTGAACATGCCAAATGAGATTGAGTGCGAATCATCGCTTAACAGCTCGTTTGCACAAACATTTCTATCGGCAGGGGCAATGTTCCAAGCGGTTCACATTATCCCAAACATGGCGCGTTCTAAGCGAATTGAGCGCACGTTTGGAGAATTGCGTAATAACCACGAACGCCAGTACGAAGAATTCATGGCGCGTCCGCATGCTAAAGCTGAACACCTGCAATCAAAGCCCGGTGAAATTAAATACCTGCCGAAAGATGCGATTGTGGAGCGCGAGCTGAAGATGATTGAAGATTGGAACAACCAATTGCACCCGAATCAACAACTGCACCCCGGCATGAGCCGATGGGATGTGCTGATGGATAAGCAACACCCTGACCTTAAACCAACCAACTGGCATGGAATACTTCCACACTTGGGATACTGCACCAAAAGCAGCATGGCATTGGGCAGAATCATGCTGCAAGGAAAACAGCGTGTGATTGGATTTGAAAGCCAAGTGGCATTGGGCGATACGCTACTAAACGTGATGAGCGAGATTGAAGGCGAAGAGGTGCAGGTTTTTTGGCTGGATGATAACGAGGGAAAGGTGTTGAAAGCGCACGTTCACAACATGGAAGGCAGGTTTATCTGCGAGCTGCTGGACGAATTGCCATTTCACCGCGCTAAATTGGAGCAAACAGACCGATGCCGCGAAAACGAAAGGCTTACAGCCGCTTACCGCGCCACCGTGGAAGGCTACGCGCACCGAATGGGCAAAGCCATCAACCAAACCATCATCATCGAAAACGAGCAGCCGAAAAGCAAGCGTTTCAGTATTGCAGGCATTGAAAGGCGCACGGTGGAAGAGCCTGTGGACGCTGAGATAATTGAAACCATTGAACATAAAGAAACAACGGTTAAAACCACTTCAAAAAGCCTTTACGATAGATTTTAAACAAGTAAAAAACAACACTCAATATGCAATTATCAACCGAATTTAAAAACAAAGTAGTGGCGGCTCTGCTGGAAGCCCGCAAAAAGTTTGGCGGAAGCGATGCAGCCTTTGCAAAGCAGTACGACATCAACGGCAGCGTTTACTCTCAAATCAAAAACGGCAAGGACTTGGACGGTTTGCTGCGCGATACACAGTGGCTGCAAATGGGCAGGGAGCTTGGCGTAACCATTGGCGAACGCAAGTGGAATATGGTGCGCACTGAGGTGTTCAACACCATTGAAGAGGAAGTAATTTTTTGTAAAGAAAACAGCAAGAGCCGCATATTGGTAGATGATACCGACTTGGGCAAAACCTTTACCGCAAAGCACCTGAGCAAAGCGATTGACAACTGCTTTTATGTGGATTGCAGCCAAGCCAAAACCAAACAACACTTTGTGCGCTCGCTTGCCAAAGTGATTGGCGTGGACAACAACGGAAAGTTTGTGGATGTAAAGGCAAACATCAAATACTACCTGCAATTGTTAGAACGCCCGGTGATAATCATTGACGAAGCTGGTGACTTGGACTATGGCGCATTTTTGGAGCTGAAAGAATTTTGGAACGCTACCGAAAACAGTTGCGGCTGGTACATGATGGGAGCCGATGGTTTACGCGCTTACCTGACGCGCGGCATCAAAAATCAAAAGGTTGGTTTCAGAGAGATTTTCAGCCGCTACGGCAACAAATACGGCAGGGTAACACCAGTTGACAATAACGAGCGCATCAGCTTTTACCGCACGCTGCTGACACAGGTGGTGAAGGCAAACGCCACAAACGGTGTGAACGTGAGCGAGATTGTAAACAAGTGCCTTGCCAAAGATAGCGAAGGACACATTGGCGGCTTGCGAAGAGCCGAAAGCCTGTTGCTTTTGTCAACCCAAAAACAATCGGCATAATGACACACACCATCACAGCGGCACTGCTTTATGTATCCACCGCCATAACAACACTTACAGATTACAACTACAACAGCACCAACATGGCTCGCGCTTATTCCATACAAAAAATTTATGCAACAAACTATGAAACAATACAATGGGGCGCGGAATGGAAAGCCGCCTTCGGGGAGCCGGAAGATAACGGTGTGTGGTTTATTTGGGGCAACAGCGGCAATGCAAAAACGCGCTTTCTGATAGAGCTTGCAAAAGAAATCAGCAACAGCCGCAAGTTGTTTTTCAACAGCTTGGAGCAGGGCAACCGCCTGACCATGCGCAACGCCCTGATAGATGCCGGAGTGGATGCCAGCAATAAGAACTTCATCATTGGCAATGAGAGTTTTGAAGAAATGGGAGAACGCCTGAGCAAACACAAAGCACCCACAGCCTGCGTGATTGACACCATACAATACTGCCACGGCTTGCGCTTTCAGGCTTTTACCGAAATGGTGAAGGCACACCCAAAGGTGCTGTTCATCATCAACAGCCAAGCGGTTGGCAAAAATCCTGAAGGCAAGATAGCCGAAAAGATAAAGTACGATGCTGACCTGAAGATATGGGTAGAGGGCTTTAAAGCCATCAGCAACGGACGCTACAACCCCGGTGGAGAATACACCATTTGGGGCGAAGGCGAAGCAAAATATTGGGGAACTAAACCAAACAACAGCACCAATGAAAACTAAAGAAGCAATTATAGAGCTGTTGCAGCTCACAGATATGGAGTATGCAAAAGCAGTAGAGCAAATGGGCTACAACTACGCCAACGAAAACTGCGCCAACTGCACAGGCGCGGTGGAATACCTGACACGGACATCTGCTTACTGGAGCTGGTGGAAACGCCACTTTGATGTGCGTGACGAGGTGTTTTTAGCGCAATACGGCAGCTACAATGTGGATGCCGCCATTGATAAAGACAGCTACAAGTTTTTGACAGGCATCGGAGTGAAGCCAATCATCAGCACAAAGAACTGGCTGCGCAAGCTGTGGCTGGAAAGCCACCACCCGGACAACATCAACGCCCGTGTGCCTGATAAAGCGTGGGCTCAAATGATTGATGCCATCAGGAAGGAAGAGGACGCGCAACGCCAGGTGCAAACAACTAAAAGAAAGGAGGTAACATGCTAAACATCACCACTTCCCAATCGGGCGAAATATATAAGGCATTGTTACGAGCTGAAACCGAAATTCAGGCAATTCTAAACCAGCCGGTGAAAGTATTGCTTACACAACCGCGTGTGATAATCGGCAATCAAGATTTTAATGAGTGGGTTGAAAAACTGTTTCAGGCAATCAAAAACTCAACAGGCTATCCCGTTCATGAAATACGCAGTCGCAGCCGCGAGCGCGGTTTAGTGATAGTTCGCCAAATCGCTTACAAGCTAATTTACGAATCACATTTTAAACCAAGCTACAAGCAGGTTGGCAGGTTCTTTCATCGCGACCACAGCACCATTATTCACGGCATCAACACCGTGAATAACGACCTGAAAAACATTGACGAAGTGCGTAACACATTGAACATTATTCAGCAATCAATAAACAATCAGTTATGACAATCGGACAATTCAACGAACTGCTCATAGAGCGGCAGGAACTCAAATCGCAAATAAAAGAGCAGGCAGATAAGCTGCCGCCTGCCGTGGTAGAAGCCATGCAAGTGCCGGGCGCGATAGAACTGGCGGCAATGCTAAAGCAACTCAATGATTTGAATTATCAAATCAGCGATGCAGAAAAGAGTATTTAATAACAATCAAAAAAATAATCATGCAACAATTCACGCAACAACAGATTAACGAGGCATTAGCCAAAATCGAAACACTCGACCATTACACTATGTGCCGTTATTGGCGATTTGCTCCGGCAGGCACTGAAATATATTTCAGAAATGATTTGCCCACTGGCGAAGCATTTAAAAATAGGCTGTTTAATCATTTCGGTGGCTTCACGCCCGAAATAAGTAAGTCAATCGGTTGGGGCTAATAACAAGTATTTAATCACAAAAAATAAATTAGAAATGGAACTATTGAAACAAACAGGCTCTGCCAGTTGGACAGACGAAGCAGGCATTCAGATACCTGCCAACAGAATTACAAAAGTTGAAAAGCTGAAAGAAAACAAGGCTTTCACGCTGGCAAAAGAAGCGACAAAAATCACCAAATCACTCAGCGATTTTAAAGAGCTGATACGCGGCATTTTTGCCGAGGTGGAAGCAGCCGAGCGTGCCGAAGCAAAAGTGGAAAAGAAGCCCGGCAAAGGCAATTTCACATGGTACAATTTTGACAGAACCATCAAAGTAGAATGCAACATCAACGAGCGCATTGATTTTGACCAAACACAAATCGGCTTTTGCAAGGAGCTGCTCGACCAGTACATAGACGAAAACATCGGAGCCGAAGGCGAAGCCGTTTTGATTAAGGAGCTGGTAAAAAGTGCATTCTCCAACACAAAAGGTCGTTTGGATGCTAAGAAGGTGATGAGCCTGCTGAACTATCGCAGCAAGATAAAACACGATTTGTATCAACGTGCCATGACGCACCTCGAAAACAGCATTCGCAGACCTGATAGTAAAACATATTACAGTGTTGCAATCAGGGAGGAGGACGGCAGTTACAAAGACATTCAACTAAATTTTTCATCAATATAAGTTGTGATTTGCTTTCAAAAGAGTATCGGTGCAGGGGCTGAAACGGTTAAAATCCGTGAGCAATGGCGGTTCAACTCCGCCCACCGAGCAATATTTCAAAAAAGGCGCGAAAGCGCGGCATAGAGCCTATAGGCTGATTGATAACAGCGCGGAGCGGTGAAAAGATGCAGCCGCTCCGCTTAATTAAGTAACTAAAAATTCAACATAAAATGAATTACGTTTTAAAAGGAACACACTACTCTCTTTCGTATCAAGAATTAAAATCGGAATACGAAGACTTTGTTCAGATGAGTAACGATCGGTTTGCCACACAAATACCAAGAGCGTTGCACCTTGCCTGTATTATTTGTTTTTTAAAAGAAATACCAAGCCACGAATGCCTATCAGATGAAGGAATTGTACACCAACTCACACACCTGCTGCACATACCCGAAGAGCCACTGTGTAATTTGAAAGAAGTGCGCGAACTTTTTAAAAATGCTTTAAAACTATCATAAATGCCAATCACAATTCAAAAACAAACTAATAAACAACTGCACGTTTTGTTATCGCAAAGCGGCAGTATGGCGCACAAAGCGGAGCTTGTAAACGGTTTCACCTCAGGGCGTACTGAACATAGTTCCGAAATGTTTGAGTTTGAAGCCATCAATATGATTAAGTGGCTGAAAGAACAGAACCAAGAACCAAGAAGCAAGAGCCAAGAACCGCCCAGCGATGTTGCCAACCGAATGCGCAAAAAAATACTCGCCATTTGCCACACAATGGCATGGTACAAGCGCGATGACAATAAGGAGTTGATATTGAAAGGCGGCAAACCACAACTCGACTTCGCCCGCATCAATGCTTTTTGTACTACCCGCTGCCCCGGCAAAAAGCCATTGCAGAAGTATTCATTAACCGAACTGCCTGCCATTGTAACAATATTTGAAAGACTTTTAAAAAGCGATTTATCATGAAGAAAATTAAGATTAAACTAACATACGATGAAATGGATTGCTTCATTCATTTGTGTTATGAATTTGGCAACGATAAACGCTGCACCCATCTGATACGCGCCACGCTGCTGCAACTATGGTTCAGGAGCAACCACCGCACACAATTTAAGTTTAAAAAAACGCGCAGCTTTCAATTAACCATTCCCGAAGCCATTGCCACCTGTGCGGCAGTTGGTAATATAACGCTTGACAACTTCGACCCGTTTACCCTTTCGGTAATCACACCAATTTATCAAAACATTCAACAGCAATTATAATGAGAACCTTCATCGCAACCAAACACGACCAGCCGTGGGTGATAACCTTCAAGTTCAATGATGCAGAGTTGCTGATAGGTTTTGAACTGCCCGAAGATTGGACAGAAGAAAAAGTGAAATGGATAATGGATAGAATGCCATTAAACATTACAGAATTAGAGCCATTCAGCCGCATCAGCAAGCTGAAAATAGAAGAGCAGATTACCGAAGTGACATTTGATTATTTCTACAACACGTATGCTGTAAAAGAAGCCCGCCAAAAGGCTGAAAAGTCTTGGGAGCGACTAAGCAAAGCAGAGCGTATAAAAGCGTTTAAATACATACCTGTGCTGCGGAGTAAATGCAATCTATCCGGCATCGCCATGCCGTACCCTGCAACCTACCTTAACAACAAACGCTGGAACGATTAAGACCAAAACAATTAACAATGCCTCGTAACAACAAAGAGAAAATCCAAAAGCGCAATCAGGACATCATTGCTGACTTCAAAAAGTTGTGTGGCATCAAAGAACACAATGTGCAGAAGTATAACCACGAGCTGATACTAAAGAAGCTGACCATTAAGTTCTACCTCGAACAAAGCACAATAGAGAAGATAATTAAGAGGGGGTGGTAACGTTTTTGCGGCTTTGTGAAGGTTGCTAAGCGTTGGAATTGAGCGTTGGGGCAACTTGCACAAAACCGCTGTTAGTGGCTGGTGCGGATTATTAAACGAAATTTTAAATTTAAAAACAAATACAATGGCAGAAATCAAAGACTTAGTAGGTAAAACACTTACCGAAATCAAAGACAATGGCAATGAATTAATTTTTATTGTTGATGATGGAACTCAATACAAAATGTATCACGCACAAGATTGTTGTGAAAGCGTTTCTATTGAAGATATTAATGGCGAATTGGATGACTTAATTGGGACACCAATTTTATTAGCAGAGGAAGTTTCAAATGATGATTTTGTAAACGCTTTTACTTCAAAGTTTAAAGAAGTTGAAGGCTCGTATTCAAAGAAAGATGATGAAGGCAATTATGAGCCTGAAAGCTGTACGTGGACATTTTACAAGTTAGCAACAATAAAAGGATATGTAGATATTCGTTGGTTTGGTGAAAGTAATGGTTACTATTCGGAAAGTGTTGATTTCATACAAGTCGGTGTTGACCGAGAATGGTAGCACTTGCCACTAACTTATAGATATGCCCACGCTAACTTCTAAATACATCATTGATAATGAGGCGAAAACTTAGATGCGAAGTAAAAGTGCAAGGCTGGTACTTCCCATCCATGCCGGGCTTAGTTTGGCACAGTGGAAAGTTTTGGATGAACCACAAAGAAGTTCCCGTGGTTTACAACAATGGCTCCAGAGCCATTCTATTAGGCAACACAAAATACGGCATCAAGAAGCTGCGTAAAGATGCGCAGAGCTGCGTTGTAACTATTTTAGATGATATGCCTTTTTAATTTTTAAGCATTGCACGAATTGGTGCAGGCTCTATCCTTGTATCAACGGCTTTTCCGTTTACAGTAGCAGGAACACATTTATCCAATGTTTTCAGTTTAGCGCACAACTTTTTTATGTACACTGCACAAGTTTCATTTACTCCGGTAAAGTAAAAATTACCAATCTCTCCATTGCAATTGATAGTATAACCAATCCATAAATTGCACAGTTCATCACCTTTTAATTCAGTTGCTATTTGCCCTATAAATTTTGAAACTGTTGTGCCATCTGCAAAGGTTGCTTTGGTGTCTGTAATGCTAAAGTTTTCGTTTGCACAATGCTTAACTTCGCGTATACTTAAAATCTCAATAAACAACGAATCTTTAAGAGAATAAGCCTTTACAGGTGTATTCTCAATATTGTTCTGACTGAACAAAACACCCGTGCATAGCACTAATAAAAGAGAGGTTAAAATTGCTTTCATAGTGCAATATAACCATACCTGCTTATTGTTCCAAATCCTTTGTTATAGGGAAATCAGTAACCGGAGCAAGCACGTGGTCTTTGTAGGCATATCCACTTTCGTCACGCTCATTAGCGGAGTATTCATGCACAATTACAATAATGCTGTTGTAGCGATGGTCAGGCACAGTGCGCACTCTTTGCAGCGGGCTGTAGTTGCTTGGTGCAAAACCATTCAAAGCTCCATGAACATCGCTGTGAAAGTTTAAGTGCTGCAAGTTTATGGCGGCTTGGTTATCGCTTACCTTATCAATGTTTTGTGTATTGGCTATTGACTGCACCAAGCAATGAATTCTAAAGCCTCCTGTGCCTTCCTGTACACCGCTGCCACTATCCATCCACTCGGTTGGCAACCATTCAATCAACACGCCCGGTGTGCGCAATGGCTGGTGCTGGTTTGGCTCATCGTATTGATTGTTGAAAATATCAATGCTGTTGCAAGCCGGAACTTTTGCGCGAATGCGCTTTGCAAGGTCTATGTAAGATTGTTGGTTCATGCTACTTTGTTTAACTCGGTTTCAATTTTTGCTTTCAGTTTGGCAAACAGTTGCGGGCTGTTGCCCATGAATTTGCGTTGCGGCATTTTTATCGTCATGCTTTTGCCGCTTTGCATTGCCAGTGCCATCGCTTTCCATCGGCTCTTTTCCACTCCGCTGGTGGCGGCATAATACTTTGCCCAAAAAAACTTTATGCTTTTGCTGTTGGGCTTTATGGTAACCGTGCCGCCATCGTTGTGCAGTGTGCCATATTTATCGGCAGGCGGGGCAACAAACACGCGAATGCTCATGCCATTCACCTGCTTAGTCATTGCCCGGTAAAGTGTGCCAGTGTCGCGCAGCAGCTTGCGCCCGGTGTTGCGCACTGCCCAAGCGTTGCGCTCTTTCCACTTTTTACCTTCAAAGCTCTCGGTATTAAAGTTGTTTAAAAAGTGATTTAAAGCGGTGTTTGCCAGCTTTACGGGCAAAGCCTTAATCGCTGTTTTGATTTCCTTAATCTGCTGTTGCGGGCTTTTGCCGCTGTGGCGAATTGGCATTGCTTACTTTTCGGTGATCAGTTTTTCGCTTTCGGTCGCAACCTGTTTGCGCAACTTTTTAGGTATGGTTTCAAAATAGGGATGCTTGGTGCTAAACACAATGCCTGTTTTGCCTACGTTGTTGCGCATCAATGTCGGCACTTTCGGCAGCTTGCTTGGTGGCTCCTGACTGTATTCTACTGCATCATCTTGGTCCAACTGTTGCACCGAGCAGCGGCATCCCCAATCATTTGGTGGATAGTGTGTGTTCCAAAAAGAATGATTGACAGGCAACACAGTGTCATTGATGCGCCTGTGTTCATCGCGCGTGCGGTCGTCCATCACCGCCACATAACGAAGAAACGGCAGAGCTTCCTTTTCGGCTTCAATCTGTTGCCATTTGGTGATCATCTGCGAGCTGGCGATGGCGTGGTCATATTCTGCCTTCAGGTAAGTGGCATTGTAGGTTGCATCTAAATTGCGCACCGCTCCTAAAAAGGCATTGAATGTTTTTGCCACACTATCATCCGTAAGCAGCGCACTCATTTCCTGCAACTGATTCCAATTTTTTGCACCTGAAAAGTGAAACACATTGGCTTGCAGTTTGGTGATGGTAGAGAGTGCCTGTGCATCATCAGTGTCAAAGCCATAGCCCAAGCCTTCCACAATGGCATTCATCAGTTCATCGGCATGTTTAGTAACCATTTCGGGTTCAATGATGCCTTTTTGATTGCCTTCGTAAATCTCACGCGCCACGCGCTCCACCAATTCATCCCAATCTTTAAGCATGGTTGTGTTTTGAATTGTACAATTCATGTAGCGCAGCGTGCAGCTTCACCACACTATCAGGCAGGGCTTTCATTTCTTCCTTTTTTGCTTTTGGCTCGCCAGGTTCTTTTTTGTCCGCATCTTCATTGCTCTGCTTTTCTTTTCTCGCATTGATTTTTACACCATACTTATCAGCAAAGTGTTGTTCGTCAATTTCAAAGTTTTCTTCCAGCCATTTATCTTGCTCAAAGCTGTCTTTGGTAACGGACTTTTGTTGCAGGTAAGTAAACTCACGACCATCTAAATCAAAGCCGTTTTTGATGAGCAGCGGAATCAGTTGCTCGTTTACCAAATCGGTAACAAAGTCTTTGTTTTCCTGTGCCACATCGTCCATGCTGTCTTTATGCACTTCGCCCAAGCTGCGCGCTCCTTTGTCGCCACTGTCGGTTGCCAGTGTTTGCAGCAATACTGCTTTGCTCATTTCGCTGTTGCAGCGTTCAATGAACTTATCAAAGACCTGATAGGCATCGCTCTTTACCGATTCTACAAAATCCAGTTCCTCACTGTTGTCAATGATTGCATAGCTTTTGCTTGCCATGTTGCGCAGGAAGCCCTCTAAACTTGAAACTCCTTTTGCATCACGGGTGTTGGTTTTGGCTTTCACCAATGGCATACCGAAGCGTTCGCAAAACTCGCTCCAGCACAGCATGGCAATCTTTTTGTAAAGGATAGTTGGAGCCAGTGCATCCAAAAAGCCGAGGTTATCGGTCTCACCCACTTCAATCAGGTAATTCATTGCCGGGGTGTCGCGGTAATATTGATACTGCCTGTCGTACTGGTACACCATCCATGCACCCTGCTCAGGTGAAACGTGTTTTCGGTTAATCAGGGTAAACTCAATAACCTGATTAGGAATGTCTGCTTTGGTAAGCTCCAAAAGTGAAAAGCCAAAATGCTCACTATCCAAAGCATCCTTGCGGAATTTGCGAAACCATTTTTTGCGAAACAGCTTGGTGGCAATTTCATCCACTTCACCGTCTTTCATTAACTGAAATTGCGGAGCAGTAACATTCAAAGCCATGCGCCTGCGAATGTGAATAAAGTGGTTATCCAACTTCAAATCATCAAACAGGTCGTAGAGCAGTGTGCGGTCAGGCACGTGCGGGTCTTCGGCAGCGCGTTTTGCCCTGCGCCATTTTTCTATGCTTTTAACCGAATAGTCTTTGCTCATCTTGATGATGCGCTGACTGATTTGCTTTGCCTCTTCTGCTTTAGGTTTTGTTGCTCTTTGCTTTGCCATTATACAATTATGATTTTACCACTGTGAAGTCAATCCGGGGTTGCTGCCGTATCGGTTGTTTACCACTGCTTCGCCTTCTGCATTTTCCAGCGCGGGCAAGCCTGTAGGGTTGATGATTCCTGTAGCCACATCTTTCAACCATTGGATGGCAGATTTGTAGCGTTCTTTCCTGATGTCCGGCATCATCACCGGGTTGATGCGTGCATGAATGTGATACAGCGTAATGTCCATACACAGCAACACAATAAGCGCATTGCGGTCATTGCCTGTTTTCGCAAATATTGCCGCCACATCATAGCGGGAATTCAGGTAGCTGCTCATTTCTTCAATGGCACTTTGCTCACCCTGCAAGCGCACGGTGGCATCTTCCTCAATCACCTGACCGAGAATATCGGTTTGAATGATTTGCTTAAAATCTGTTGTTGTTAGAAATGCCATTAGCTAAATTTTACTTCGTTATGTAAAAACAAATGCAGTTCAGCCTGCCGCCTTCTTTGCAAACCTTTCAGCACTTTGCCGTTGGCTTTTACCCACAGCTTAAAGCACTCTGCTGCTGTTGCCATATTGCCTCCATTGAAGTAGCGCAGCACACTGCTTTTTCTAAAGTTGTTTAAACCGATGTTATAGGCGAGCGAAGTCATTGCGCCCAACTGATAGTCTAACGGAGTGCGCTTTAAAAGTTCTTTAACTGCCAATTCAAAGCGGTTGTAATCTTCGGCAAGCATGGCATCAGCCTGTTCAATGGTGAGTGCCGGATATAATTCTAAAACGCGTTTTTTGCTGCCTGCGCCTGTAAGGAACTTTCCTGTTGCGGGGTCAATAACAGCTCTGCCCCAACCGACAGTCCAAACATCTGCCGGGCATAGCTTGGGCTGCAATCCGATGGTTTTTAAATCGCCATCGTGTAACGATTCAAAGTGCTTAATAATTTCAATAGCTTTCTGCATATAATTGATTGTTTAATACCTTCTTCTTTCCACACCACCACTGATGCGTTTGAATGTGCTTTGCCTGCCGCCTTTTTGCAGGATGTCTATTGCGCCCTCATCTGCATCGGGGCTATCATCAGCGGCTTTGCTGCCGTGTTCAAAAGCCAACAGTTGTTCTATGGCGCGTTGCATATCGCTGGTGTTGCGCTCTTTGGCGTTGTAAAAAATGTACCCGTTTTCGTAGAGCGGGCTTAGCGATTCGATACGCGCGAACTTGTCAGGCTTGGCGCGTTTGTCTGCCCTGATTGGCAACTGGTAGCCGCGCTGCTCGCCCTGCCTGTGGAATTCATCCAAATTCAAGTCCTGTAAAAAGTTTGCTTCTATCCAATACTCACACAATACATCTGCGGGCATGGATTCGTGCAGGTCGTAAAACCAGCGCACCATTTCTGCAATGGAGCATTGGCGCACAAAGCATTTAAGCAGGTGCAGCTCTGTGCCTTTTTTGCCCCACACTTTGATGGCTTTGTAATCGCTGTGTGCAGAGCTTTTAAATGAAGGGTCACAGTAGGCAACAATGCGGTCATACTCTAAAAGCGGCAAAGCATCTTTCCAGTTTATCCAACGCTCCTGAAACACCGTGCCTTCCTCCACAGGGTCGTTCATGTATTCGCGCCTCCACGAATGCAAGCCCATGCCTTTGCGCTTTTCTGCCCAATATTCGGCTGTGTATTTATCGTGCCATGTAGGCTCGCCATTATCATCAATGGCATCTACCTGAACGTAGTGCCAGTTGCCGCTCACTTTGTAGGTAATGCCACCTTTGTTGTGCTTGTGTCCGGGGTGGCGTTGCAGTGTGCCATCCAGCAAAAACTTATCGTGCAGCTTTTGGGTGATCGAGTTGCGGCTGATGAGGTTGTTGTTGAAGATAAAACGCTCGGCAAAAGTTCCGAATGTTCCCTTTAAATCTTCCTCAATCCAGTCCACCGCTTCGCGTATCAGTAAAGGATTTTTGCAACGCTTTTTGTTGTCAATATCATCGGCAACAATAAGGTCGGGTCGCACACCTCGGCTCTTTAAACCGCGCGGGCTTTGCCCCAAACCCAAAGCCCAAGCACTAAAGCCGTCTTTTGTTTTAAAATTGCCTTCCTCCCAACTGCCGTGAGCAGCCTGTTCACCAAAGTAATGTTTCAGCATTTCGTTTGCTTCCAACTCGGCTTGCAGCTCGCTTAAAAGCATACATGCTTTATCGTTGTTATCGCTGCTCATTACAAGGCTGCGCGACTCATCATTGAATTTGAGCCACAGCGGCACAGCCATAGCAAAATGGCTGCTTTTTGCCGCTCCGCGAAAGAACACATCCATGAGATTGATGTGCCTGTGTTGCTTCAAAAGATTAGCACCGTGTGTGTGAAATGAAGCAGAACGCGATGTGGCGTAGTGTGGAAATAATTTGGTAAAGAAAAATTCATAATCTGCCACCATTCGCGCTTTGGTGGCGCGGAATTCGGAAGGTGTTTCGGTAATGCTTATTTGAGTGGCTTGTGCAATCATTTCGCAATGCGCAAGCCAATCCTTCATGTTATACGCCATCGCTTAAACTTTTGATGTAGCCGCCCTGTAACGGCATCAATGTCTGCACCTCTTTTATACCACCATTTGCAACAACGTATTTGTTGAATGCTATCAATACCTGAATGGCTGCGCTTTGGTCTATCCTGTCGTTGATAGCCACAATGCTTTTGCTGATTTTGCTTATGCTGTCACTCATCACATTGAGCAGCTTTGTTTCTTCAACAATCTTGATGCGCTCCTGTGGCTCTAAAGCATCATATTCAATGCCGCTCAACTCCATAATGCGCATTGCCATTTGCTGCAATCGCTGCGCAAGCCTTTCGGGCATTGTTTGAAACAATTCGCGGTCGCGTTCCCACTTACCTTCTCTGCACCAAATGCCAACACTTCGCTGTGATACATCCAAGTATTCGCTGATTTGTTTCAGCTCCATGTTGCCTTCTACAAACAGTTGGCGTGCGGCATCATGTTGTGGGTGTCGCTTACGCTTCACCTTTGTTGCCTCACTTTTTTTCTCAGCCATGCCTCGTTATTTGTTTGCAAAGCAACATTAAAGGCGTTTTGAGCGCGTAAGGTTATTTCTATAATTCCCCCATGCAATACTTATAGGTGTAAATAGCTGACAAATAGAAACAGCGCGGGGTGTGGACTGCGAAACCTATGCACATTTGCGATGCGAAAGGCTTTAGAACGAGTAAGAAAACGCATGAGCAAGAAAACATTTATTGTATCAGACGAAACGGTAAACGAGTACGGATTCCGTGTGCTTACGTCAGGCATCCGCACCGAGCGATTTGAAGCCAACCCGGTGATGTTTTACAACCATGAACGAGAAGATGGTGTAATAGGCAAGTGGCTGAACCTTGTAAAAGAAGGAACGCAACTAAAGGCTGAACCTGAATTGGATAAAGAAGATGATGGTTTGGGTGCTAAAATAAGCGGCAAAATGGAGCGCGGTTTTATCCGTGCTGCCAGCATCGGCTTTTCAATCATATCACTTAGCGAAGACCCCGCACTGATGTTGCCGGGGCAAACCCTGCCAACAGTTACCGAATGCGAACTGGTAGAAATATCAATAGTGGATTTGCCCGGTAACAAGAATGCACTGGCACTTTATGACAGAGATGGCAAAGCCATTGAGTTGAAAGGCGGTGCTGACCTTCAATTGTTTTTTCAATCAAACAACAATACAAGTATGCTGAAACTAACAGCTAAAACGATTACCGCTCTTAAGTTGAGCGATAATGCAACAGCGGAGCAAATCGAAGCCGCTGTGGAATTGGCACTTTCTGAAAGCAGCCAATTAAAATCAGAATTGAAAACGCTGAAAGATGCACAGGCGGCTGAAAAGACCGCGCGTGTAAAACAGCTTTGTGCTGATGCTTTGGCAGCCAAAAAAATCACAGCCGATGAGGTGAAGGATTTTGAAGAGTTGGGTAACACCAATTTGGCAATGCTGGAAAAGCAATTGAGCAAACTGCAAGCTCCCAACCTGCCATCAGGTAGCATTAAGCCAGGTGACGGAAAGCAGCCAGCTTCGGCAGGCGGTGCAAAATCATTGCGCGATTTGGCAGGCGATAAAGGCTTGCGCGATTTGGAAAAGACAAATGCCAAACTGGTGTTGCGCATCAAACGCGAAGACCCTGAATTGTACAAAGAGTTGTACGTGGCGGCTTACAACAAAGAGCCAAACCAGTAACAAAAGCAAGCAACAGTAAAAGAGCATTCAAAATAACATTAAAGGCTTTGCCAAGTGAAACGGCAAAGCCTAACATCAAAATCAAAAAGAAGTGAGAAAGTTACTATTAGCAGGCATGGCGGTTGTAGCCTTATTGACAACTGCAATTGATACCAACGCACAAGCGGGTGGCATCACCAAAGGTGGCAAAACGCAGAGCTGGAAATTTGCAGACAGCATCACCACCAGCACGGTGCATTTGTTCCCTTCATACGAATCAAAATCGGGCGCATGGACGGCTGACAGCTTTGTGCTGAAGCCTGTACACGCCAACACATTTGTTACACTGGATTCACTAACTGCCACACGCAGGGTGAAGCTGAGTGCTAACAGCTATTTTAAAGGGGGTGAGTTGCTTTACTTCTATGCTAAAGCTGACAGCCAAAAGCTGGTGGTGGTGCAGAGTGTTGGTAACGACACCTTTACAGTTGACCCAAAGAAGCGGGTTGGCTACGTGTATACAGGTAGTTCATTTCATCCATTCGCGGAGTATTAACCGCTCTTCTTAAATCAGTAATTCAAAGACAGTTTTTTTAAACACAATTCAATCAACAACATGAAAAAGAGAGTTTCATTAAGCCGAGTGCTTATCAATTTATTCTTAGCTACACTGGTGGCATTTGCCATTGCACCGCTCACAGCCGGAGCAAGCCCATCGGTAGCGGCAGGCATCTTTGCTTGCACAACTATTCCGCAATTGTTTGGCATCAACATTATGCCTATCGGAGCTTTGCAAATTGGTGTATCTACAGAGATTTGGACACAGGATATTGCCGACACCATTCAGCCAAAAAATGAGTTTTATACACATGGGGTGGATGACAGCCAATATGTAAACAATAAAACGGTACACTTGCCACAATCAGGTAGCGACCCGAATGTGGAAATGAACAGGGCTACTTTCCCTGCAACGGTTTCGCAGCGTGTAGATACCGAATTGGACTACAGCATTGATGAGTTCAGTACCGACCCGATTATGGTTGCTTACAGTGAAGAGTTGGAGGCATCATACAATATGCGTGCAAGTATCTTGCAACAGCACATCGGCACATTGAAAACCAAAATTGCAGACCGCTTTGCATTCTTGTGGGCTCCATCGGCAGCAGCAAGCATTTTGCGCACTACAGGCACAGGAAGAGCAGCATACAAAGCAGGGCAATCGGGCAACCGTAAAGCATTGGTGTATGCAGACTTTGTAAATGCAATGACCTTGCTGGATAGCATGGACGTTCCATCACAAGGCAGGGTGGCGTTGATTGACAGCGCATTGATGGCTGACCTTTTCAAAATTGACGAGTTTATTGATGCTTCTAAGTTTGGACAAACTGGAGCATTGCCTAATGGCGCAATCGGAATGGTTTTAGGTATCAGCATTTACACCCGCAGCAGAGTGCAGAGTTATGACAACGAAAGCACCCCGGTGAAATTGCCATTTGGTAGTGCAAACGCTGCTACCAGCAACGTGGCTGCATTGTTCTGGCATCCAAACTTTGTGCGCAAAGCAATTGGTAACACAGACAATGGTGGTATCGTGGTTTCAATCAACGAAGGCAGAGCAGACTTTAACGGAGCTACACTAATCAGTGCATTGGTTCGCGCAGGTGGAAGAATTGCCCGCGCAGATGCAAAAGGTGTTGTGGCTTTGGTAGAAGCAGCAGCTTAATCTTAAAAATACAAACAGGTAGAGTGAAAGGTTGGGGCAGGTTTTTGAGGGTTTCCTGCTCCGTCTTTTTTCAAACAGAGTTCAGAAATCAGATAGCAGAAAACAGATGAGTACAAAAGCAATTGCAGACAACTTTATAGCATTCTCTTTTGGGGATTTAGCAACAACTTTTGTTCTACTTTTTGTTACAAACGATTGGTTTATAGCAGTTGAAACTATTGCTCTGAAAATGTTTGTAATCATCTTTTCAGGATTCATTGGCGGTGCTGCCGGATTGCTTGGCAAACACCTGATGCAAAAGTGGATAGACAAAAATTCATTGAACGTTATTTTGGTTGCATCCTTTTGTTTGGCGATTGCGGGATGCAGTCCAAAGGTGGCGGGTACGGTTAGCAATAGCACAACCAACACCATAGACAGCACGGGCGTTTGGTTTACCGAAAGGCTCGTGCCTGTTTATTTACCGGGCGACACACTGGTGTTTTATGCCGAGGTGGAATGCCCTGATGCACAAGAGTCAAGTGCCAAGATCCAAGAGGCAAGTAAAGCAAAGCCATTTAAACAACAGAGCAGCGGCAAGCGCAGTAATGGAAGCATCGAACTTGATAACAAAGGCAAGCTGACGGCTGTGCTGACATGCGATGCGTGGAAGGACAGCGTGAAGGTGCGCGACACAGAAATAACCCGACTAAAATCAACGATAAAAACAGACAGCACAACGCACACCGTGATGGTGCGCTATGTGCCTAAAGCATATAAAGCTGCAATGTGGTTTAGTTGGATAATTATCGCACTAATCGTGTTGTGGGCTGGACTGAAGGTGGCGAAACTTTATTTCAAAATTCAAATGCCTTTCTAATGAGTAAGCACGGTAAAAACCAAGACAAAAACAAAGACAACACCACTCCAGTGGTAAATGAAACACCTGCAACAGTGGTAAATGAAACACCTGCGCAAGTTGTAGAACAGACACCTGCGCCAGCGGTGGAAGAAACACCTGCGCCAGTGGTAGAAGAAACACAATCTCCGGCAGCAGAAGAAAACGAAGCTCCAGCAGCACTTACGAAAGAAGATGCTTTGAAGGAATCGGCAAAAGAGTGTTTGCAGTATTACCCAAAAGAGGGAACGCTGTTTATCTGTGAGGATAACACACCCTTTTTGAACCGCGAAAAAAGCAGTTGCAGAAACTACGCAGACAGCAAAAAGCTGGCGTGGTACGAGTATGACAAAGCTGCCGATACGCTGGTAAAGCAATAGGCAACAGACTGGAAACACACAACAACAACATTCAACATCACAATAAAAATACAAGCAGTGGCATTAAACATCATTAAAACCAACGGCAATTTAGGCAGGCAAGCACCAAGCGAAGACGCTTACAGTGGATTGTGCATGAACGGTGTGGAGGTGAGCGGTGGCGCATCACTTAATACCGTTTATGAATTGAACAACCTGAACGATGCCGAGGCATTGGGGTTGAATAAAGCGTATGACCTTGCCAACGATGTTTTGGTGTGGCACAGGATTCGTGAATTCTTTCGCCTTGCGCCCAATGGTAAGTTGTTCATCATCTTGGTGGCGCAAAGCGTAACACTTACGCAGATGGCTTTGAAAAGCACCACCAACGGTTTGGCAAAATTGTTGCGCGACCCTAAGTGTGCCGGATTGATTCGCCAAGCGGCAATAGCCCGCAACCCGGCAAGCGGCTACACACCAACTGATGGAGACAGTAGTTTTGATGGTGATGTATTGACGGTTACAACGGGTCCGGCATATAGCGGTGCTATTATCAATGCGCAAGCACTGGCAGCCGAGGAAGAAACATTGAAACGCCCTGTTACAATTTTTGTAGAAGGTCGCGGCTTTAACGGCACTACTGCCGATGCAATTGATTTGCATTTGCTAAGCAGTGGGCAGGTAGCCACTACGATTGCACAAGATGCTGATGTGGCTGCGCTGGATGCTTTGTTTGGAGGTTATGCTGCTGTGGAATGCCTGTTGGGTATGGCTGCCCGCAGAGCGGTGAACGAAAGTGTGGGATGGGTTGCCGATGGCAATTTACAAGACCAAGCTGAGGGCATCTTTATTCGCCCGGCATTGTCTTCAGGTAGTTTATTGAGTGCCTACAGCGATGTGCCAAACGGTGACTTTGATACGCTGGAAAGTAAAGGTTACATTTTTCCGAAAACAGAAACTGGTTATCCGGGTGTGTTCTTTAATAAGGGTTACACCTGTGCGCTGGAGACAGATGACTACTGCCGCATTGAGTTGAACCGCACCATGCAAAAGGCTATTCGCATCACGCGCGTAACACTTACGCCTGAAATCAATCGCAGCATCCCGGTAGATGCCACCAGCGGCAAAATGACACCGGGCATTTGCCAATACTTTGAAGAAAAGGTGGAAAATGCTTTGGATTTGATGTTGCAGAATGTTGAGATAAGCGGCAAGTCTGTATTTGTTGACCCGAATCAGAATGTTATCAGCACCAGTGTTGTAACTGTTCGCATATCGCTTGTGCCGACTGCAACGGCTGAAACCATCACGGCTTACATCGGTTTTTCAAACCCATTTAATTAATCATTCAATCATCTTTTAAACGCAAATAAATGAGCGCACCATTAGTAAACGGCACACGCCACAGTTGGGCAAGCATTGAGCTGGTTTTGTTTGGTATCACCATCACAGGTGTTACGGCAGTGAGCTACAAAAAAAAGTCAACCATTACCAACGAGTATGGTGCGGGTGGCGAGCCTGTGCATCGCGGTGTGGGCAACAACGAGTATGAGGCTTCTATTACTTTAATGAAGTATGAGGTGGATAGAATTATGGCGGCTTTGCCAGCGGGTAAATCGCTTGGTGATATTGCCCCGTTCAACATTGCGGTGGTGTATAAGCCACAGGGTAATGACATCCTGAAAACTGATGTTATTCAACAATGCCAGTTCTTGGAGCAAGGCATTGACACCAAGCAAAACGATACCAAGATAGAAGTGCCTTTGCCGCTTTTGCCGGGTGGCATTTTGTTCAATAAAGTGTAATCAACAAATTTTCATAGCACAACAAAAAAGCACAACATGGGAAAGCAAACATTACCGGGTGGCATCACCCAAGAACAACTTAACGAGTGGGTTGAAAAGTACGGCAAGGTAAATGAAAATGTATTTCGCGGCAGTGTGCCGAGCCTTCGCGACCCGGGTAAAAAACTGTACTTCTATTACAGAAAGCCCGACAAAAATGTGGTGGCACTGTGTATAAGCTACATGATGCGCCAAGAGGCATTTAAGGCAAGCGATGAGTTTAGAAACAACTGCCTGCTATTTAGTGAAGCTGAAATAAGCGGTGATGAACTATACAAAGACGAATACCACTTTGCGATTGGCAAAGCAATAGGTGAGCGTTTTGAGATGGTGCAGGTGGAGCTGGAAAAGATTTAG